AGCTTGCAGACCGCCCAATTTACGAGCAGTAGAGGAATCACCATTAGAAGCAATCTGGTTGCTCAAAACGGAAGTTTCCATGTCACGCTTAATTTCGGCCGATGCTTTAGCCAGTTGATAGGCTTTTTCTGATTTGCGGCCAGCTTTGTCAACAGACTGCAAAGTGCCAGAAATCTTGATTGTTTTCTGTGCAATCTGAGTGCGGTTACCAACACGAGTTGTTGGAGACATAGTAGCGTCAGATGCTGTTGCACCCTCGACTGCAAAGTTAGACAGGGTTGCTGCTGCCAAGCTGTCAGTCTGCCACTCGTGATAAACAGCAGTAGCTTTGGTTTTACCTACAGACGAAAAAAATGGTGTGTCTGTTGGACTGATGTTATAGATAACATCGGAAAGGTCTTCCCGCTGACCAATAGCGGTATAGGTTTGATATGTAGCCATGTTAATACTCCAAAATTAAAAGAATCGTTCAAATGCTTTTGCTGCGTCTGTGACTTTTCCAGTCTCACGCAACCTTTGCATAACCTGTTTGTCTTGTGACGATTTTGTAGGAGGCGCAGAAGTCCCAGAACGCATCATCTTAGGAGCAGCTATGAGTTTCTTGGTTAACTCTGGTTTGCTCTTTTGAAGTTGCTCATACTTCATTGCCTTATACAAGGTCATCACAGCACGAGAGTCATATACGGAACTGAGTTCTTGGTCAGTCCATCCAACAGATTTCGCATAATCACGGATTTGTTTCCGAATCGCATCACCCTGTGGAGTGGCTAACTCAGGAATCAGACCAACTAGCTTCTCAGATTCTTGACGGAGATGGCTTTGCAAAGAGGCTTGTTGCTCTGCTTGTTGCTGTTGTGCAATGCGTTGCTGTTCTTGTTGCAGAATAGCTAACTGTTTCTCTCGTTGTGCCTGTTCAGCCACCTTCACGGCATAACCGATTGGGTCGACTTCCTTTAGCGCTTCCAAATTTTCACCCTTGTTCTGTTGCTGGAGAAATTGCTCCATCATTTGCAGTCGTTGGGCGTATTGGTCTCTTAATTTTGTCGCTTCCTGAATCTTCGCTCTATCGGCTTCCACCGCTTTGCGTTCTTCAGCAAGTTTCTGGGTTTTCTTAGTGTAATCTGCGCCTAATTGGTAGCCCTCAATAAGCTCGGTCTCAGTTACTTCTCGCTCCTCTCCAGCGGCTTTCACCCTGAATGTACGAGTAGGCTGTTCCTCAGCTTCTTCAGAATCTACCAACTCTGGCTCATCGACCTCAACATATTCCTCTGGCGCTTCCTCAGTTTCGGGTTGGCTCTCGGCTCCCTCTGCTGCATCCATCATCCCAAGAAATGCTGCTGCGGCTGTGTCCACCGTCAGCGTTCCACTACCTTGCGGTGTCGTGTTTTCGCTCATTTGATTCCCAAATTGTCAGCCTAAACGGTAGGCCACCGCCTCGTTAGAGGATTTTCCAGCGCTTTTTAGCTATCTCGCTCGTAGCTGCCATAGATTCAAAATGCGCTATAACCGATTGTAATGCGTTTATTTTCAAATATGCAACCTCTCGTTCATCAATATTGTGAGGCTGAGAATTGACAATAACCGCCAGTTCTGCGTTCTTTAGCTTCTCAATCTCTCCCATGAAAAACTCATCGGAGATTAGATTTTTAGCTCGTTGCGCTTTGTCCAAGGATTGACCCCACAATTTGATTTATGTCCACAGGAGAACCCATTGGGGTCTGCTGTTGACCAGAGGCAAACATTTCATTAAATGTCTGGGCTTGAGGCATATTTTGCCATTGTGTCCCTTGTAAGGAAACGGCAGGGAATAAGTCCTCAAAAGTGACATTCTGCACAGGGCTGTAAGTGTAGGTCGGAGAAGTCCAATCCTCTGGAATCGGCACTTGTGCGAATCCTTGATTGGCAAATGTATTCCCACCGCTTCCAGTTACATCATTCAAACCTAGCGGGTCACCAGTTAAAGCGTTGACCAGAAGGCCAGCCCTTGCCGCATCTAATCCTTGTTTTAATGTTAGACCTTGGGCGGCGGCAGAAGTGGCAAATACTGGAGAGGCTGAACTTGCCAAGTCAATAGCGGCTGCATCCCATGCTGCATTTTGTGCGGCAATTTGTGCGGCGGCAGTTTGTTGAGCCGCAACTTCACTAGCTGTTAATGTTGTTGCTCCAGCGGCAGTACCAGCTTCAGTACCTGCAACAGCAGAACCAGCAGAATCAATCCAAGCGCCTATTTCTGGAGCAAAGTAGTATCCAGCGGCAGCTAATGCGGCTGCTTCAACTGGATTTTCCCACGCCCATTTACCAACTTTTACAGCAGGCTTTAATAGTTCTTTAGATAAATCAATAGTTCCCTGACCAATATCGCCAGCTGTATCTAGCAGATTTGATGGGTTTAGTGGGCTTGATTCCCTAAAGGGATTTAATCTACCTAGTCCTAGTCCCATATTTTCACCCTGGTATTTCTACATTAGAAGTAATCCCTGCACCCACCTTCATGGCTTTCATTTGGGCTTCGGCTAAGAATTCCTCTTGTTTCAATTGGAGTTCTGCGGCAGATTTCTCACGCTCAAACTGGAGTTTGGCGGCCTCTTTCTCACGCATTAACTGAATCTCGGCAGCGGCTTTTTCTCTTGCCAACTGAATGTCAGCTTGAGCCTTGGCTTGTTGAGCCTGAATGTCCGCTTGGGTCTTAGCCATGTATGCCTGCACTTCAGGTGGCATTTGTGGCTGTTGTGGCGGTGGGTTAGAGAGTTGTTGGTCAAGCTCTGGAGTGATGGATTTATAGAACTCAGCAGAATCCTTAAATCCTGCGGCTTCCACCATTCGACCCAGAGTATTTCGGTACTGACCCATCGAAACCAATGGATTAGCTGGCCCCATTGTCTGAAGCACTTGCTCTTGTTTGGCAAGAACCATGTTCAACATTGCCATTTGTTCTTGGCGGTTACCAGCACCGAGGCCGACATTTATATCAACATCGTACTGATTCGACCACTCACGAGGGTCAAACTGGACATATTGACCACGCATCCGAACGATACGGGGCTTATCTTGGTATTTACAGAGCAGGTGCAAAATGCCTTGGAACAGCGACCTAACGCCAGTTTCAGCAAAGATTCTGGCAATCATCTCAATCTTGCCAGCGGCAGACTGTTGCATAGACGCAACAGCAGCGGCGGTCACATTCTGAAGAATAGACGGGTCAAGACCTTGTGAAGCCTCTGTAACACCTGTGCGCTTCTGTTGGATTGAATCCAAATATTGAAGCATCGGGAAGGCTTGAGCCGCCACGGGTTGAACAGCTAATTGCTGAACAGCGCCTTGAGACTTAATGCGAACCACACCACCAGCAGTAGCGGTTAACAGGTCATCTAAGTTAACTTGTCCATCAACAGCGGTCACACGGGCGTTATTCGTCAGATATAGGTTGTCAAGAATCTGTCGAGTGATAGTTGTCTTGATTAACTGCAAATCCATCGTTCTGTCAGCAAGAGATTCGCCAAAGAACTTGTGTGGAGTAGGAATCGGGCAGAGTGAGTGGAAGGGAATGTAATCAGTTTCCTCATCGCTCAAAATCTCGTTTGAAGCGTAGAAAACCTGTCGGAGTTCAGCGATGCCATCACCATCAATATCGGCTGTGACATAGCACTCAAAAACCTCGATTGTCTCCATTGACTCATCAATAGAGATGCCATCGTCAGGATTCTCGCCAGGCGCAACACGGGCTAAGTACTCAGGTGAGTAAGTCAGCGAGTTAGAAGCCTGCAACCCATCCACAATGTCTTTATCAAAGCCCATTGCGATTAGGTCACTACGAGTAATCAAACGGCGGTGAGCAACGAAAGGCGCATCCTTCGGGCTTTTCTTAGCTCTCTTGGAAATGAGGAATTCTTCAGGCGGGACATTCTCAACAACAACATGGCCTGATTTCTTCTTTTTCTGGACTGTGACGCTGTTTGATGAATACATCACAGGCTGACCCATCGGGTCAAGAACAGGATTGCCAGCAGGGTCAAGAACTGGATTCTCTACCACTTCCTTTTCGACCACTTCCATAGTCTCATCAGAAAGCAACATCGCTAACTCGTCATCAGACAAGTCACGATATTTTTCTTTGGTCACATCTTCTTTATCTTCCCAATAGGCTTTAACCACGCCAACCTTTTGTAAGAGAGCGTCTTTAAACCAATCGTGCATGATGATGAGACCAGCGTTATCACGCATGAACACCCAATTACAGTATTCAGTCGCTTGCTTGGCTCCAGCTTCATCTTGTGGGCCACGAGGGTCGAAACGAACCACCTCATCGCTTGACGAGAAGATTCGGACTAATGGGGGAAGCGCACCATCTACGGCTTCAGCCACTTCGCCAGTAACGATTGAGGATTTACCTTCAACTTCGTTGCCAAGTGGTTGTCGTAAATAGAAAGATAGTGCGTCTGTGCGTTGCTGAGTTGTCTCAGTCTCTAGAAAACCAATCGAATTA